GGACGCTTCTATCGGAAGGCGGTGTAAGGGTGAGTCACCCGCGACGAGTCACCCGTTCGTCCACACTTGTGGAGAAGTCGCGGGTCGCATCTTCGTCAACGCCTGTCTATGCTTTCTCTCGGGCCAGTAGCTCAGCGGTAGAGCAGGGGACTCTTAAACACACACCCATCGCGCGACCTTCACGGGCAGGATCTCTAGCGAAATCGACCGGGCGGCCCCCACTGCCCGCCTCATCCGTGCCCGAGTCACACGTTCGCCCCATTCCGCTCTACATCGAGCGGGTCCGGCGTGTTCTCCGCGCGCGAGGCTGCCTGTGAGCGGACATCCTGGTATTCCCGAACCCATCCGCACCGAGCCTGACCCGACGCCCTGGTACACGAGTGGTCCTTTCCTCATCGGCGGGGGGCTGTCGCTGCTTGTCGCGCTCATGGTGATGTTCTACCTGGCGATGGGCCGATGAGATATCGCCTCCTCGCCATTGACCAGGGCTCGCACGCCTGCGCGGCCGCGTACTTCACCGAAGCGAGCGACGTGAAGCCGAGCTCCACGGATCTCTTCCGCCGCGACGGTCTGCCCTGGGTCGAGCGCATGCAGTACATCGCGGAGCAACTCCTCATCGCGTCGCGCACGCGCGCGTGGATCCCCGACATCGTGGCGATCGAGGACGTCGTGCTCCACCGCAACGTCCAGGCCGTGAAGGTCATGTCGAAGACTGTCGGCTATCTGCACCGCGTCGTGCATGAGCTCTACCCGCGCGCGCGGTACATCGACATCAACCCGTCATCGACGAAGGCGGCCGCACGCGCGTCAATGCACCGCGCCGCGTCGAAGGACGACATCGCCCACGCGGTCCAGGTCATGACCGGCCTCACGGGTTTGAGCGAAGACGAGTGCGACGCGATCGCCGTGGGCTGGGCCGCGTTCGGGAAGCTGAACACGGAGCACTTCGCGCGTCTCGCGGAGCAGCAGGCATGAGGATCGTGATCGTGCGCGGTCCGCACAAGGGCGCGGTTCTCATCGACGAGATCAGCGGTCCGTTCTTCCGTTTCTACGAGCCCGATCGCCGCAGTCCGCTACGTCGCTACGCCGACCGCATCCGTGGCCGTGAGCCCGAGCTCGCGCCGCCGGTCTTATACCGCGTCTTCGCGCGTGCGGCGACGGACGACGAGCGCGGCGAGATGTATGCGGCCGAGTGGTGCGAGGAACACGATGCCTTCCGCGACCGCTGCCCGCACACGCCGCCGACGCCGACACGCGTCTGGGCGCGCTTCGGTCCACGGCGGGATCAGACGAAGCTCGAGGCGGGCGCGCCCGGAACGCGCGATAGCAAGTGGCATCTGTTGAGCAACGATCGCCAGGTCGCGGAGCCGTGGCTCACGGTCTGCGAGCTCATTGTGTATGGGCCGATCATTGAGGAGTACCGCAACGCGGTGCTAACGCCGATCGGCGCTCCCATGTGCCGGGGTTGCAAATCGTTCGCGGGGCTGCGCGAACGGATACTGAGGGGAGTGGAGGGGGCATGACGGACTGACAAGGACGAAACTCTCTAAGCGCGAGCGCGAGGTGATCGAGCGACTCCGCGTCGGCAAGTCCTACAAGACGATCTCATACGAGCTTCGGATCACCGCCAGCACGGCGCGCGTCATCGGCGCGCGCGCTCTCCGGAAGCTCGGCACGAATGTCCAGTTCCTCCGCTACCAGGGCCTCGTGGAGCAGTAGCCAGGAACGTAAACAACATGTTTACATCGAGGACCGTCTCAGGCACACAGCGGCCGCTCGCGCGCTCACGATGCGCGCTGAGGTGGCGAAGGCAGTCGGACGCGCTGCTCAGCGACACGCGCCGTCGGCGTGGTGGGCGCGGAACATCGGTGCTGGACCGACACGCATCAGCGCCGATGCCATCGCAATCGATCGTCGGCACTGCGGCTTCCCGTGCCGCACCGACCGATCCTGCCCGCACATCGCGACCTCTCGCGCGGAGAACCTCGTGCATGAGGCACTTCCTCATCCCGTATTCCCCAACTCCCCACTGACCGCTGACGCGGGGCCGAGGCTTCAAGGCGGCCTTCTTCCCTCGGCCTCGCGCTCGGCGGTGCACCCATGAAGCGCAATGGGTCCGCGCGACCTGATCCGGGTCGCTGCGGCGCCAGGCTGCGCGGTAAGGACGCCGGACGGTTCTGCACCGACGAGCGCATGAAAGGTCGCACGCGCTGCCGCAACCACGGGGGCGCCTCGCCGCGCGCAGCCGCGCATCCGCGGACGACGCACGGCCTCTATTCGAAGGGCGGGATGAATGTCGAGACATTCATCCAACCGTTCGCCGAGAATGAGCAGCACCTGCTCGACCGCTGGCGGCGGGATCCCGAAGAGGCGCTGCGCTACCAGCTCGCCGAGGGCGCCGTCGTGATGCGGCGCGCGCTGCGCGCCGGCGCGATCGAAATCTACTCACGTCTGGGCACGATGGTCGCAACGACGGCCCGCGCACTCGTGTCACTGCGTGAGGTGCCCCCGCCAGAGAAGGGCCTGCCGAAGTTCGTGGAGGCGTTCGAGGGCAAGAAACTCGATGATTTCGAGCGCGATCTTGAGGTCATCAAGCGCGAGGCCGAGGTCGGGGTCCAGGTGCGTCGGTGACAACGACAGACATCGCGCCGCTCGCCCCCGCATGGTCGGACTACATCACGCAGCTCGCCGACGGTGAGCAGGTTGGTAGGGAGTGGACCGACCGCGACGAGGAAGTGATCCGCGAGGCCGAGCGCGAAGCGGAGCTCACGCCGCAGAACATCCTCCGGTTAGCGCTGCACACCGGCCAGATCGTCACGCTACTGGCGGTCGAGCGGTTCATCTTCATGATCGCCGGCACTGGCGGCGGCAAGACGATCTTCGCGCCGCGCTGGATGTACCGCGAGATCTCCAAGTACCAGCACGAGCCGGTCGAGACACAGAACTATCTCGTCTTCGCCCCGTCCTACAAGGTGCTCAAGCGTGCGACGTTGCCCGCGTACATCCGGCTTTTCCACGCGCTGAAGCTCGGCGTCTTCAAGCGCGGCGAGCTGGTCTACGAGCTCCGCAACGGGGGCAAAGTGTATTTCGGTTCCTGCGACAACCCTGAGTCGCTGGAGGGTCTCCACGTCCGCGCCGCGCACGGTGATGAGATCGGGCAGATGTCGGTCTCGCTCGAGGTATGGGAAACGATCCGCCGCCGCCTGGCCTTCTACGAGGGCCGCTTCCTCGGCACGACGACCCCATACAACCTGGGCTGGCTCTACCAGCACGTCGTCGTCCCGTTCCTCGCTGGTTCGATGAAGGGGATCCTGCGCGTCATCGGCTTCCCGTCGATCGCCAACCCGATGTATCCGCGCATGGAGTTCGAGCGGATGCGCGCGACGATGGCGCGCTGGAAATTCCGAATGTTCGGCCTGGGCCTCTTCGAGCGTCCGGAGGGGCTGATCTTCGACGTCTTCGATGAGGCGCGCCACGTCGTGAAGCCGTTCTCTATCCCGATCACCTGGAAGCGCTACGCCGGTCAGGACTTCGGTACCAAGCACCCGACGGGCACGGTGTTCGGCGCACTCGACCCTCGGCCCTATCCGAATGATGTGCTCTATCTGTATGCCGAGTACCGGCGCCCCGAGCGCGCGACCTCCGAGCACGTCGCCGACATCAAGAAGATTGGCGGTCCGCTCGATCGGATGTGGGCCGACCCGCGATCAGTCCAGCTCATCAAGGACTACAAGGCCGCTGGCCTGCCGATCGAACCAGCCCATGCGGGCCCGGGCAGCGTGACTGCGACGATCCAAGAGGTCTACACGCGGCTCAAGGAGAACGCCGACGACGGCCTGCCGCGCCTGCGGATCTTCCGTGGCCTGCTGCCCGGATGGCAGGACGAGGTCGAGCGGTACGAATGGGCGAAGGACGCGGCGGGCAATCCGACAAACAAGCCCGTGGAGTACGCCGACGACCTCATGGACTGCACGCGCTACCTCGCCGACGGCCTCAACGTGCCGCGAGCTGCGGATCTGCCGAAGAGGAGCGAGATGCCCGCCGAGGGGCGTCCGGCGTTCGCTGGCATCCGAGACCGGAAATTCTGATGGCCGCCACCACGACACACGACCCCGATGTCGTCATCGAGACCGATGAGCTACTCGCCGACACTGTCGATCCCGTCCAGGGTGGTCTGGGCACCCGTGCGATCACCTACCGTTCGCTCTCGACCGGACGGCGCTGGCAGGTCATCGGTAACTGCGATCACCGCGGCGATTGCCTCGTCGGTTCTGTCATCGGCGGCTTCTCCGTCACATCTAAGGCGGACTTCGAAAGCGAAACGTTCAAGCACGTCGCGGCGACAATCTCTGCCTTCGATACGCCGGTCACGCCCGAGTTCACCGACTGCTGCCCATTCGATTACGTCGAGCTGCTGCCGCAATGACCCAGAAGTTCTATCTGCGTGATCTCACGGCGGCTGATCCGCCGAGCGCGGGCGAGAAGTCGACCGCGCACCCGAAGTTCACCATCGGCGCGAACAACGCGACCGGCACGCAGGAGACGCGCGCGCTCGATGCGTCGATCGGCGCAAGTAACTTCTCTCATGACAAGAGCAGCGACGCGACGGTCTCGACGCGCTCAAACTACATGGGGCGCTTCACTAGCGCGGCGCTCGCGGCACAGACCTTCGGCTCGGGGACTTGGACGCTCGCGATCGAGCTCAGCGAGGCGAACGTGAACGCGGACTCATTCCTCGCCTGCTCGGTCTACGTCTGGCGGCCTTCGAGCTCCTCGGTGGTCGGTTTCATCTATGACAACACCGCCGACCTCGGGACCGAGTGGGGATCCTCGCGGACTGGCAAGGTGCAGACGTTTACCGGCGCGGACATCACCTGCCTGGAGAACGACGTTCTGGTCGTCGAGGTCTGGCGCCAGACGGACGCGACGGGCCAGGCGATGGCGACCGCCTACACGCAGAGCATCTTCTTCAACGGCGGCACGGACGTCACGGTGGGGTCGACGGCCGCGGGCGGCTCGTACCTGCAGGCACCAGCCGATGTGGCGATGGCGGGCGGAGCCGCCGGGCCCATCGGCGCGCGCAGCCAGAAGTTCGACGAAGTCAGCGCATACGGCGCCGGCATGGTGTCGGTCTAGATGGCGACGTACGTTCCCGCCAAGCGCGCTACCGAGTACATCTTCTGGGTCGGCCTAGTCGACCAGGCCGACACCAAGAAGCTGAAGGCCAACCCGACCCTCGCCGCCGGCGACGTCAAGGTCGTCAAGGATGGCGGTGCGTCCGCGAACATCACGACGCTCCCCACCGTCACGCCCGCCTCGGGCGTGTTCGTGAAGGTCACGCTCTCGGCCACCGAGATGACGGCGGACAACGTCACCGTCTCGTTCATCGACGCCGCCGGCGCGGAGTGGTGCGATCTCCTGGTGAACATTCAGACTGCAGCGCGGCAGATCGACGACCTTGCCTATCCGACGACGAGCGGCCGGAGCATCGACGTTGATACCACGGGCGGGGTCGAGGTGGGCACTATCGCAGCGGACGCGATCACCGCCGCTGCCATCGCGACCGCAGCCATCGACGCGGACGCAATCGCCTCCGACGCCATCGGCTCGGCCGAATTCGCACAAGCTGCGGCGGACAAGATCTGGAGCAGCGCGACGCGCGCGCTTACGGACAAGGCCAACTTCGCGCTCGCGGCCGCCGAGTACGACAACATCAACAAGGCCGTCTCGGGCACCGTCGACTCCGGCTCAACCACGACCATCATCGACGCCGAGCGCACCGAGGCCGCGACCGATTACTGGAAGGGTTCGGTCATCTACTTCACGGGCGGCGGCAACATCGGCATCGTCCGTCGCATCACGGCCTTCAACGCCGCGACCGACACGCTCACTCTTTCGCCCGCGCTGCCCAACGCCGCAGCTGCGGCCGACACGTACATCATCCTGCGCAACGAGTTCGCTGAGGTGCTGGTCGATGCGATGAAGGCCGACACGCTCACCGCCTCCGCGCTCGCCGCCGATGCCGTCACCGAGATGCAGAGCGGACTCGCGACCTCAGCCGCTCTCTCGACTGTCCAGTCCGACACGGACGACATCCAGTCACGTCTTCCCGCGGCCCTCGTGTCCGGCCGTATCGACGCCTCGGTCGGTGCGATGGCCGCCGATGTCATCACCTCCGCGTCGATCGCGGCGGGTGCCATCGGCTCGAGCGAGGCACCGAACCTGGACGCCGCAGTGAGCTCGCGCGCCACGCCCGCCCAGGTGAACACCGAGGTCCTCGATGTGCTGAACGTCGACACCTTCGCCGAGCCAGCCCAGGGCGCGCCGCCGGCGACGGCCACGCTGATCCAGAAGATCGGCTATCTCTTCAAGTTCCTGCGCAACCGCCACACCCAGACCGCGACCACGCTCAGCGTCTACGCCGATGACGCGACGACCGTCGATCAGAAGGCGACGGTATCGGATGACGCGACGACCTTCGACCGCGGCGAGATCGTGAGCGGTCCGTAGTGGCGATTGACACGCGCAACAAGCGCAGCTCGGCCGTGTTTGTCACGATGCCCTGGCGCGCACAACTGCCGGCGCCGGACGGCGCGATCGGGCAGGGGGATCGTCAAGCCGTCGCGTTCATGTACTCAGGGATCCTCGCGACCGCAGCGGGTGGCGCGACTCTGATCGCGCAAGTCCGCGGCATCCACCGGCCACTCTTCGCGCGGATCTTCGGACGGGTGAACTAGGTGTATCCGCTCAAGCAGAGCACCGCGATCACCGTCCCGTTCTTCGCCCACGACGCGAACGGTGACGGTATTACCGGACTCGTTGATGGTGGCTTCACCAAGCGGATCTCTAAGAACGGTGGCGCCTTCGCTGCGATGACGGTGACGGTGACTGAGATGGAGAACGGCTGGTACTCAATCCCGGTCTCCACCGCGCACACCGACACACTCGGACTACTGACGGTTTCCCTCAGCCATGCCTCGATCAAGCGCGTGAACATGCAGTTCCGCGTCCACGCGAACCTGCCGGATGACCACGCGAGTTCTGCGGCTCTCGCGACCGTGCAGGCGGACACGGATGACATCCAGGGGCGTCTCCCTGCGGCGCTGGTATCCGGGCGCATCGACGCGAGCGTCGGCGCGATGGCGGCGAATGTCATGACAGCTGCGGCTGCGGCCGCCGACCTCACAACGGAACTGCAGGCCGGACTCGCGACATCGGCCGAAGTCAGTGCTGTGCAGGCCGATACGGACAACATCCAGACGCGACTTCCGGCTGCCCTGGTCGGCGGCCGGATGGACTCATCCGTCGGGGCGATGGCGGCCGATGTGCTCACGGCGGCGGCGACGGCGACGGACTTCGCTACCGAGGTCGCGACGGCAGTGTGGGCCAGCGGAACACGAACGCTGACCTCACTCGGCGCATCTCTCGTGCAGGAGATCTGGGACCGCGCGACGTCGGCACTCACGACCGCCGGGTCGGTGGGCAAACTCATCGTGGACAACCTCAATGCCACGGTGTCATCGCGGGCCACGCAGACCTCCGTGGACACGATCGACGACTTCGTCGATACGGAGGTCAGCGCCATCAAGGCCAAGACGGATCAGCTGACGTTCACCAACGCGAACAAGGTGGACTCGGCGGTGCTGGCCGGTGGCGACTTCGCACAGGCGGCCGCGGACAAGGTGTGGGGATCAGCGGTCCGGACGCTCACCTCCTTGGGGACGCTCGTCGCGGACATCTGGGCGGGCATCACCGGAGCCGCCGCGAACAAGCTCGCGGATCACACCCTGCGCCGCTCGCTCGCGTCAGCCGCAGCCTCGGCCGACGGCGATGCGGTCGCCATCCGCTCGTTACTCGGTGCCGCACGAAAGCTCGCGAACCGCGTTGCCATCGCGGCTGGCGTACTGACCATCTACGAGGAAGACGACACGACCACGGCGGGCACGCAGGCGGTCACGACCGATCCTGGTGCCGTGCACATCGTTGAGGTGAACACGAACTGATGTGGATCGACGGCAACCCGTTCTCATGGGGCGCGGTGCCCGGAGCGCTTGTCCATCGCGGGTCGGTCACCGGTGGAGACACGGCGGTCGGTCTTGCCACCGGCGGCACAGCTGCAGTCGGCTCGATCGTGGGAGGAACCGCCTCGGTCGGACGCGCCGATGGTGGTGACACGACATGAAGAACTATCTGAAGGGCGACCGCATCCTCATCTTCGCCGACTGGAAGGACAAGCTCGGCGCGCCAGCAAACCCGACGGTGACACTCAATACGATCGCGCCGGGAGAGACGACGCCGGAGCTGCGCGCTGCGACGACCGCACCGTCCGGCGGACTCCCGACCGGCCGCTCGGAGTTCGAGATGACGCTCGACGGCGTCGAATACAAGCCCGGGGTTTGGTACTGGAAGTACAAAGCGACCGGACTCGTTGAGCGCTCGCTCGAGGGCTGGTTCGAGCTCGAGGTGTCGAAGTTCTAAGCCGCGCGGAAATGTAAACAAGATGTTTACAAGCGAGGCGTTCCCAGCCACATAGCAGCGCTGCAGCCCCGCAAACTTCGGCGCAAGTGAGCGAAGAAATCGGCACCACGCGTTGAGCGGGAACGTCGTCCAGTTGGAGCAGGCGAAGCCGAGAGCCAAACCGGATCTTCCGGAGCTCGGCGCGCCGGGCAATCACTTTTTCCGCGGCTTCCTCGTCACCGACGAGTACGTCCCAGAGCTGACCGGCCAGAAGGGACTCGAAACGTTCGAGCGCATGCGGCGCTCGGACGGGATGATCACCGGAAGCCTCCGCAGCATGAAGCAGCCAATCCTCCGCGCGAAGTACGGCATCCAGCCAGCCAGCCAGGACGAGTCCGATGCGACGATCGCGAACTTCGTCCGCTGGAACCTCTTCGAGGGCATGACGACGAGCTTCATCGACCACATTCGCGAGTCGCTGACGCACCTCGACTTCGGCTACGCCATCTGCGAGAAAGTCTGGGAGGTGCGCGAGGACCTCCGCGTCATGGCCGAGGTGTCGGCGATGGGCGAGGACGCGGACACGCGCGCGCTCGCGCGACGCGAGGTGCTCTTCGACAAGCCGATGTTCGTGCTCCGCAAGCTCGCGCCACGCCTGCAGCGGACGATCCAGAAGTGGAACCTCGCAGACGACGGCGGGCTGCAGAGTATCGAGCAGGCCGTCTACAAGGGCAGCGGCTTCAAGCAGGTTGAGATCCCCGTCGACAAGCTGCTCGTCTTCGTCAATGAGAAGGAGGGCGCGAACTGGACGGGGAAGAGCGTCCTGCGTCCGGCATACAAGCACTGGTTCATCAAGGACCAGCTCTACCGCATCGACGCGATCGCGGCCGAGCGTCACGGCGTCGGCATCCCGGTCATGGAGCTTCCCGAAGGCAAGAGCGACACAGAGAACATGGACCGTGCCGAGGACATCCTCATGGGTGTCCGGGCTCATGAACGCGGCTACGTCGTCGTGCCGTTCGGCTACGTCTTCAAGGTCACCGGCATGGGCGAGGGGCGCGCGATGAACCTCCTGCCGATCATCCAGCACCACGACCGGATGATCGCGGTATCGGTGCTGGCGCCGCAGCTCGCGCTCGGCGAGAACTCGCAGGGCAGCTTCGCGATGCACCAGGGACAGGACTCCTTCTTCATGCTGACGATGAGGGCCATCGCCGACCACATCCTCGACGTACACAACCGCTACCTCATCCCCCAGCTCGTGAACTTCAACTTCTCCGGCGTCACGCGTTACCCGAAGCTGACGATCGGCGCGATTGAGACGCGCGACATCGAGAAGTTGCTCAACGCGCTCACGCCGGCGGTGAACGCCGGGATCATTACTGCGGACGACCGGCTCGAGGACGCGCTGCGCGATCTCGCCGAACTGCCTGAGCGCGACCCGGCGACGGCGCGCGCACTCAAGGGAGCGAACGGCGCTCCGCAGACACCCGCGGCCGAGCCGACACCCACGCCAGAACTGGAACCCGAAACCGCGCCGACGACCTCGGTATCCGAGAACCCAGAAGGAGAGGCCAATGCCTGAGCTCGAGACACGCAACCTCAAGGGCGTCGAGATCCTCGACATTGGGACTTGGCAGACATCGACGGGCGAGTTCACCGTCACCGAGGCCGATCTATCGGGATACGTCTCGGCGTTCGATGCGACGAAGGACACGCTCAAGATCCCCGCGAAGCTCGGACACGATCAAGGCCAGCGTCTTCTGCAGCAGGACGGCTACCCGGCCGCAGGCTGGCTCGAGCGCCTATACGTCGAGGGCACCAAGCTCTGCGGAGACTTCGCGAAGGTCCCGGCGAAAGTCGCGGATCTCATCGAAGCTGGCGGCTATCGCAAGGTCTCCGCAGAGATCTGGCATGACGTTACCGTCGGCGCGCAGAACTTCGCCGCGCTGCTGATGGGTGTGGCCTTCCTCGGTGAGGACGCACCGGCGGTCACGACGCTCGACGACATCATCGAGCTCTACGGCGCGAAGGTTGCCCTAACGGTCGGCCCAAAGTCCCGCATCCAGACGATCGTGCTTGAGCGCAAGAAGACATCAATTTCACCGAAGCGCACCAGCCTGCGCGCACGGTTCGAGGATGCGCTGGGTCGGATGCGTCAGGTGCTCGCACAGGCGGACGTCTCGCACGAGGCAGTCCGCGACTCGCTGCAGGAGGCCATCGACAACCGCTACGGCGGCATGGATGGCTACGCGTGGATCGTCAACACCTTCGACGACCACGTCGTCGTCCAGAAGGGCGACAGCTACTACTCGGTTCCGTACACGCGCGCTGAGGACGGGACGATCGGCCTCGGCGAGCCGACGGAGGTCGTGCAGACCTGGATCCCCGCGAGCGCGAGCGACGAACCCGCACCAGTCATGACAGAGGCAAAAAGGAAGGAGCAGCAGGTGAAGACCATCGCACTCGCCCTCGGCCTGCCGGAAACCGCGACCGAAGCGGACATCGTCGCCGCGATCGCCGCGCGCCCGACAGCCGAGCAGTTCTCGACCACGCAGAAGGAGGTCACGGAGCTCAAGAGGAAGGACGTCGAGCGCGACGCCGCCTCTGCCGTCGACACCGCGATCCGCGCGAAGAAGATCGCTCCCGCGAACCGGGAGTCGATGATCGCCTTCGCGCTCGCGGACTCCAAGTCATTCGCCGCCTTCGCGGAGAAGGCGCCGGCGATCGTCACGGGCACGGCAGGATCGGACGGGGACGCCCCGCCCGCGAAGTCCGCGGCCGACGAGATCAACGACAAGATCGTCGAGTTCAAGAGGGCCAACCCGACCGCGAGTTACGCGGACGCGCTTGCCTCCGTCTCGAGGGCACACCCCGAGCTCGCGCGCAAGCACGTCGAAGAGCAGCGCGGCGCCGCCGTGCGCCTGTCGTAAGGGAGGGAGGTAACAGATGGCAACTTCAAAAGGCGAGGTCGACCTCCTCACCGTCTCCGAGTCGGCGGATGCCGACCTGTCCACGCACAAGTACAAGCTCGTCAAGCAGAGTGCGACGGGAGTCGCGCTCTGCACCACTCTCAACGAGCGCGCCTACGGCGTGCTCACGAACAAGCCGAGCGCGGCGGGCCGTACCGCGCAGGTCCAGGTCGTCGGAGTCGCGAAGGCGATGGCAGGGGCCGCAATCGCGAAGGGCGACTTCGTTAAGGTCGACGCGACCGCGCGCCTCATCACCCAGACCGGCGAGGCCGCCGGCGTCCAGGTGTTCGTATTCGGGCAGGCGCTCGAGGCGGCGGGTGCCGCCGGCGATCTCATCTCCGTGCTGATCCGACCACTCGTCGTCAACCTCGCGGTCTCGTAGAGAACGAAGGGAAGGAGGCAGATAAATGCCCTCACCACAGGACCTTCACATCGACGCGCTGATGACCAATTTCTCGATCGCCTACCGGAACCTCGCGGCGGTCGGGGACAGGCTCTTCCCCTTCGTGCCGGTCACGAAGCAGAGCAACAAGTTCGACATCCTCGACCCAACGAAGGACTCGTTCCGCGTGCGGGATGTCCGGCGCGCGCCGCGGAGCCGATCGAACACCGTCGAGTGGTCGAACGGCACCGACACCTACTTCTGCGAGTCGTACGCCGTCAACACGGGCGTTGACGACGACGAGCGGGCCAACGCCGACGATCCCATCAGCCCGGACACCCGCGCGACGCAGACCGCCCTCGACACCATGATCGTCGCGCGCGAGGACCGCATCGCCACGAAGGCAACGACCGCGGCTTCGTATTCAGCCGCGAACAAACAGACGCTGGCGGGTGCGACCCAGTGGTCCGACGCAACGTCGGATCCCCGCGGCGTCTTCGACACGGCGAAGAGCGCGATCCGCATCGCGGTCCAGCGGATCGCCAACCGGTCGATCATGCCGTTCGCCGTATTCCAAAAGGTCGCGCTCGTGACGAAAGTTCTCGATGCGATCAAGTACACGAACCTGGGGGTCGCCACCGTCGGGCTCCTCCAGACGTACTTGGGCATCGACGAGATCGCTATCGCGCAGACCATCAAGAACACCGCGAACGAAGGCCAGACGGCCGTGATGGCGGACATCTGGGGCAAGTTCTGCGTCATCGCCTACGTCGAAGACGGCGCAGGGCTGGGCGGCATGAGCTTCGGCAAGACGTTCCGCTGGGGCGAGCCGACGGTCTACCGCTGGCGTGAGGATCCCAAGCACACCGACTTCTTCGAGCCCAACGAGAAGACCGACGAGAAGTTCGTCGCGATCGACGCTGGCTACTTGGTCTCCGCGGCCATCGCGTAAACGACCGCAAGGTGCCATGGACCGGGGGACTGCAGCCCCCGGCACCAGGCTAAGAACGAAGGAAAGGACCCGTATGGGCAAGCAAGTCAAGCTCACCGCGGTCGAGCGCATTCAGTACGCGCCGGATCAATTCGCCGAGCCGGGCGACACCTTTGAGACCACCGAGGAGTCCGCCGCGCAGCTGCTCGAGCTAGGGCATGCGACGAAGGGCACCGCCGCGAGCACCGGCGGCACCGCGAAGTCTGGTCCACTGCCCGATGACTTCCCCGGACGCGACAAGCTCGCCGACGCCGGCATCAGGACCTACGCGCAGCTCCGCGACGCAGGCGATGTGACCGAGATCCCCGGCATCGGTGAGGCGACGGCGAAGAAGATCGCCGACGCGTTGAAGGACTAACGCGTGCCGAATTACGCAGGGATCGCGGACGTCCAGAGCGAGATGGGGACGTACGCCATCGGCCTGACAGCGACGTCGACGCCGAGCCTCACCGAGGTGACGGAGCGGACCATCCCAGACATCCACGGCGAAATCGATGCCGTGCTATCGCGTCAGGGCGTCGCGGTGCCGGTTCTCGCGCCGTCGTCGTTCCTCGATCGACTCAAGGCGCTCAACGCGATTGGCGCGGCCGCTCGCGTGGTCGCCGCGATGTTTCCGCAGGCCGCCGGTCCTGCGTCGACGACGTTCCACGAGTGGCTGCAGCGCCGCTACGACGCGGGACTGGACATGCTCCGCAATGGCGAGGGCATCCCGGACGGCGTCCTCTTGAACACATCGGGCGGCCTGCCGCGCAGCTTCTGGACCTCGCATCCCGACAGCTTCTCCGAGGATTTCGCGGGCACGCCGGGAAACGAAAACGACCCGGTCTTCACCCGCGATAAGAAGTGGTAGGCCCGGTGTAGATGCCGATCACGATGATCGAGCCCGTCGCGCAGGCCATCCTCGATGAGCTCGCGGCATATCTGCCGGGCAAGATCGCGACGCTGCAGCCGACGTTCACGCCGGTCCTGCCGATGCCGGTGCCAACCGAGTATGTCTACGGCCATTCCGACTTCCTGCGCGGGTTTCCTGTGGTGCAGGTGGACCCGGTCCGTCTGCCGATGCTGAATGAGGACGTCCGTTGGCAGGATCACGAGAAGCGCATCGAGCTCGGTCTCTTCGTCACGGACGTCGCGCGCGCGAACCTCGCGCGCTTGCTGGACCGCTATGCCCGCTGTCTGCTCGAGACCCTCGCGGAGCGCCGTAAGGACAGTGCGTTCCTCCAGGCTGGCCGGAACTTCGATCTGGTCTTCAAGGGCGAGGAGATCGACTACGGCAGCACCTTCCCGCAGAGCGGCCAGTTCCTCCGTGCGCTGTTCATCCCGATGCGCGCGACGCGCCGCGATGTGGAATTCCATTGAGGCTCAACTGGAGGGGCGACGAGGTGCTGCAGCGCGTGCGCGCCGCGACGGTCCAGGGCATGGATGACTTCGCCGCGACCGCAGCTGAGACGGCGATGCATGACCACCCGGGATGGCAGAACCGGACCGGCCAAGCGCAGCGCTCGCTCCGTGCAGTCCCGGCTCGCATCGTCGCAGGCGGCGTCAAGGGTGCGGTCGGCTTTGGCATCGCGCGCGGCTTCTTCCTCGAGTTCACAACCCGCGGACATCCCGGCGATCGAACTGTCAATCGCGCAGTCGAGCGGCTCGGTAGGAGCCTCGTGAGACGCATCGCGTCGAATTTGAGCTAGGGAGGACGAGCACATGGCAATCAACAGCGAGCCGTTCGAGATCCTCGCCGGACCGGCCGATATCTACACCGCATCCGACGGCACTGCATTCCCCGACGTCGATGAGGCGCCGGCTGCCGGCTGGACCCGGATCGCCAACGCGCTTCAGATCCCCGAGGACGGCGTGGTCATCAGCGGCGATGGCACCGAGGAACCGGTCTACTCGCTCGGCGGCACCGGATCGCGCAAGGGCTTCCGCACCCGGCAGGAGGTCCACGTCCGCTTCAAGGTCCGGGACGCGACCGTCGAGGCCTACTCGGCGGCGATGAACGGCGCGGCGATCACGACCACGGCCGCCGGCGCCGGCACCCCAGGCACGAAGAAGATCGAGATCTCCATGCCCGGCGGAGCGATCGCGACGAAGGCGCTCCTCGTGCGCGTCCTGCAGTCGCCGTACGGCGACGGCATGGCGGCCCAGTGGGAATTCCCGCGTGCCTACAACATGGGCCACCCCGAGACCGCGTACACGAAGGGCGAGCCGGTCGCGCTCGACTTCGACTGGTTCGTCATGGACGACAGCAGCGGCAACAAGGGCCACTACGTCGGCCAGACGGCGCCGGCGATCTAGCAGGAGGAAAAGGAAATGGCAGTCGTTCCACTCAACGCGGCCCAGCAGATCGTCGAGAACGGCATCGTGCCGGCATACCAGTCGGGCATTCTCGCGACGGACACCTTCACGTTCCCGAACGACGGCAAGGTGTTCCTGCACGTCAAGCACGGCGCCGGCGGCTCGAACCTCACGCTCGTGACCGCGAAGCTCTACCGCGGCCGCGCGGTCGCCGACAGCGTCATAGCGATCGGCGCGAACAGCGAAGCCATGATCGGACCGTTCCCAACTGAGCTCTACAACGACGACACCGGCAAGATCACCGGGTCAATCAGCGAAGCGACCGGCTTCACGGTGGCGGTCCTGCGCGCGGCCTAATGCAGCAGATCGATGAGGCGCTGGCGATCTATGAGCAGGCGCGTGAACACAAACGCCTGCAGGAATGGCATCGCCGGCGCGCTCGCGAGGGCATGGCGGAGCTGAAGAGGTTCTGCATCGCGAACCACATCACATTTCAGCTTGTGACGGAGGCCAATGGTCATGGTCAAAGCGACAGAGAAGAAGCGGTCTAACGGCGCAGGCCGCAGTGGAGCGGTCCTGCGTCTTACCACGCGGGCCGATGAGATCGTCAGCCACGTCTCGATCGACGACGTCCCGTATGAGCTCGCCAATCCGGCGCACTTCGGGCTCAAAGAAGGCGGCGCGATCTGGCGCGCGATGGACCGCATCACCGAACTCGAGACGCTCGCCGATGCCGACGACTTCGAGCCGACCGCAGAGCAGGAGCACGAGTACCGCGATCGTCTCATCCAGGTCGCGGCGAAGGCTCTACCGGATGCCCCGCTGGCCAAGCTCCAAAAGCTCCCGACCGGCGAGCTCGCCGACTTGGCGCTGCATTTTTTCGCGGAGGCGGCGAGGGCGAACCCGAGGCTGTCGATGATCTTTCAGGAACGGCAGCAGCCGAGCCGCTCGACTGGGACGACATCATCGCCGATCTCGTCTGGTCCTACCCCTGCGACCCGCGGGTCTGGCTAGAGGTGCCGATGCCGCTCCTCCGGGCCCTGTACGAGCGGATCCCCAAGCTCGCCGCGCGCGAGACGCTGCGCATGACACGCGC